ATCTTACCATTTGGTGAATGTATTCTAGATCCAGATGAAGTAGTTGTATCTGATGATGGTTCTGCTGCAACAACATTCACATTCCCCTCACCTGTTTACTGTGAAGGTGGAGGAGAGTTTGCTCTAGTTCTTCTTTCTGCATCTAACGAATATTTCGTTCACATCTCTAGGATGGGAGAGGAAGATATAACCACTGTTAACTCAGCAGATTCTGAGAAGATTATCGTATCCCAACAACCTTTACTTGGTTCATTGTTCAAATCACAGAACGGTGCTACATGGGATCCTAGTCAGTTAGAGGATTTGAAATTTGAGTTATACAGAGCAAACTTTACTCAATCGGAAGGTAGAATCAATTTCTATAACCCAGATCTTGATATTGGAAACAGACAGATTGTTTCTCTTGCACCAAATCCAATAGATATGCTCGCTAAGAGTGCAGTTATTGGATTAGGAAAGAGTTTAACAACGGCAGAACAAGCTGGATTAACAGAAGGAACAACTATATTCCAACAAGCAAATCCAAACTTTAGTGCAAATCTAACTAAAGTTTTAGGTGCTATTGGTGTTGGTAGTGATCTTTCAATTACTAGTGGCGGTAGTGGTTTTGCTGCAACATCTGTTGTTTATTCTGGTGTGCCTCTTATTTCAAAGTTTGGTAAGGGATCAGGTGCAACTGTAAATCTAACTGTATCAAACAGAGTTGCTATTGCTGCTACTGTTGCGATAGGTGGAACAGGTTATTCAACTGGTGATTTATTGACAGTTGATGCATCCAATACAGGTGGATTTGGTAAAGATTTACTATTATCAATTCCAAATAATGTTGGTGTTATTAGTGCTTTCAATACATTGATCATTGATAATATTCAAGGTGTGCCTAAAGTAGATTCCTCATCTTCCATAGTGTACGTTGGTGGAGGCGGAACAAGTGTTGTTAATGGTGGTGCAATTAACTTCCTTAACAACGTAACTGATGGTTTACATTTCCGTGTAAGGCATTCTAATCATGGAATGTACTCTCCATTAGATCTAGTTACTCTTTCTGGAGTTGAGTCTGATGTTAAACCAGAAAAAATTACATCTACTATAAATTCATCAAGCACAGAAGACATCACAGTGTCTTCGATTGGAATCTTTACCTCATTTGAAAACTTAGAAGTTAATAACTCAAATCCAGGCTATGTCAAGATTGGAAATGAGATTATCAAATACACTGGTGTTACCACTACAACTTCAACACTAAACAATATCACTAGATCTGTTGACCAAACAAAAGCTGGTGATTACAGCATCAATGATAAAGTATTCAAATATGAATTGAATGGATTATCTCTCAGAAGAATCAATACATCTCATAAATTCTCGGATACTAACAATTCATTATATCCTATTGACGTTGACTCTTATTGGATTAAAGTTGGTGTTTCTAGTAGAGGTGTAGATAGATCAACTGGAAACTCTAGTGGATTCCCAGAACTGTTCTTTAGTGAAAATAAATCGGGTGGTAGTTACGATCAACAATTTGTTCAAGTTGGCGTACCATATGGCCCAATGGCAACACAGAATATTCCATTCAATATTGTTAGACCTAATGTTGCAACATTACTTCCAGAAGGAACTGATATAAACGCAAGAGTTAGAACTTTCAGTGGAAACAGCCCTGATGGAAACTTACAGGCATTTGTCGATCAGGGATATGAACCTGTATCATTACAGAGTAATAATTATCTCAGCACTCCTAGAATTATTGCTTCTAAACAAAATGAGTTAGACAAATTAGTAGATTTTGAAGGTAGAAAATCATTTACTTTACAGACTTTCTTAAGCACAGAAGATCCTAAAGTCAGTCCCATGATTGACTTAGATAGAGTTAATATGATTACTGTCATGGATAGAATCAATTCTAAGATTGATGATTATGCTTCAGATCGTAGAGTTAATTCTATTGATCAAGATCCTAGTGCTGCAATTTACTTATCAAAAATTGTAAATCTTGAAAAGGCAGCTGATGGATTGAAAGTTATGTTTGATGCTTACAGACACTCAACTAACGATATTAGAGTTCTATATCGAATATTCAGAATAGATGCTCCACCACAATATCAATTATTTGAACTATTCCCTGGCTTCGATAACTTAGACGTTGATGGTAGAGTCATAGATCCTTCCAAGAATAATGGTAGACCTGATAGAAGAATTCTTTCATCTTCTACAGAATCAGATTACAAGGAATATGAATTCAATGCTACTAATCTTCCTCAGTTCAACGGATTCCAAATAAAGATTATTATGTCTGGAACTAACTTCGCTTACGTTCCTAAGATTCGTGACCTAAGAGCAATAGCATCCATCTAATGAATAAAATTAAAGTAAAGGATAGTGGATCTCTTTATAGAGATGAGGAATCAGGTGCAATACTAAATTGTTCTGATTCTGAATATAATAGTTATCTTAAGTTGAAAGAAAAGAAGATGAAAGAAGTGAGTGAAATGGATAAATTAAAGGATGATGTTGATGAACTCAAGGATATGATGAAACTCATCTTGAGTAAATTAGATAAATAACTAAAACCCTTCTTTTTGACAGATGACTGCAAGGAATATCAACTTAGTTTTAGATCAGGGTGTAGATTTTGAAGCAACTTTCACTATCAGAAATGAAGATGCAAGTTCTTTAAATCTAACTGGATACTCTGGTGATGCTCAGTTGAGAAAACATCCCGAAGCAACAAAATCTACTGCATTTGCAGTATCATTTCCTAATAGAATAAATGGACAGATCAAAGTTGCAATGGCATCCACAGTCACATCATCAATAGAAGGTGGAAGATATGTGTATGATATAGTTCTTACATCACCTAATGCATATAAGACTAGACCCATACAAGGAAATCTTCTTGTAATTCCAGGCGTAACGAGATAATGGCAGATTACTTAGTCACTCTTAACGAACCTGGCAAATACAATGTCGGTGTAGACTATGAGATTCCCTCAAAGTCTATACAGTATGGTAATCTCATTCTTGGGAAAACTCCAGCTCAAGATGGATCTGAAACGACATTCTCCTTGAATGATCAAGGAGCTCCATATGATGCTAACAATAATCAACAACTTATTGTTACTAAAAATGGCCTTTTCTTAGACCCAGCAAATGATTATAACATCTCTGGTGATAAGATTGTATTTACCACTGCTCCAACTAATAGTGATGATGTAGTAATTATTGCTCTTGCTGCAGCTGCAGATCTAACAAGAACTGTAAACTATGTTATTGACAGTGGTAGTTTACCAATGCAAGTTGGTGATAAAGGTAAACTAACAATAGATGTTACTGGAGTTATTGAAAATATTAGAGTTTTATCCGATCAAACAGGTGATATAGTATTTGAAATAGAGAAGACAACTTTTGCCAATTATCCTAATTTTACTAGTATGACTGGCGGCAATAGAGTTCAATTAACTAATTCTGATAAATACTTTGATGATGTCCTAAATAATTGGACGACCACGATTGTAGCTGGAGATATTCTCCGTTTCAACGTGATTAGTGTGAATAATATTAGAAGGATATTAATCTCTCTAAAATTAAAATTATAAATACATTTAGTTCTTAGTTCAACTAGACCCCTAGAGGTAGTTTTTCAATGGCATTACTCGTTCCTAATATTGGTGAAATTGAGTCGCTACGTTATCTGATCGCTCAGAATAACTTTGTCGCAGATTTAGAAGATACATCACCGCGAAATCTTGTGTTAAAACTTTTCACAAGTAACACAACCCCTGCCGAGGGAGATGTTCCGTCTGCAACAGCATACTTTGAACCATACATTGATGGAAACGTTAATGGTTACGGTACAACTGCAAATACTGGTTATCCTGTTTGTGTAAACAACAGATCAGATCAGGATTACAACCAACAGTATGGTATCTTGTTAAACGGATCAAGATGGGTTATTAAGAACGTTGGTAGTGGTACAACAGCCACATACCCAGAACAGACTTTTACTTTCACTGGCCCCGCTGGTAACATTTACGGTTACTATGTAACTCGTGCAAATAACATGCCTGTATCAGTACAGGGTGTTGTACACGGTGCAAGTGTTGGTATTGGAACAACAGTTACTAAAGGTAATAACACCGACCCATGTATCGGTATTGTTGGTAACTCTTACATCCAGATTGACCCACAAGTTAGCATGAACGATCTAACTCTTGGGCAATTCGTCGCTGGTAATGCTGGTGTTCAGACAGGAACACGAATTATTGGTATTGACCGAGCGTACTACACGGTCTACATAGACAAACCTCTGATTGATAACATACAGGTCGCTACTGACCCATCAGTTACATTCAGTTTCGGTAAAATTGCTATTACTAACCACGGACTTAAGGCTGGAGACATTCTCTACGTTAACGCTGGTACTGGTAATACAACTCTTGAATCTAATGTTTACACTGTATTTGACGTACCAAACGCAGATGAGTTTGTAACAACTCCATCTCTGACTGCTACATCAAATGGTAACTTGGGACTAAACACTGCGACTCTCTACAGTTCAATTATGTACGCTGAGAGATTCACAAACGGCCCATACAACATTCAGAACAACGGAGACCAAATCAAGATTACTCTAAACGTCGCACTCGACTAATAGAAACACTAAATATCAATATGTGGGGTTTGCTTTATAATTTAAGGCAAACCTTTTTTATTCGGGGATCTCTTTGACCGTATATACCTACGACAACACGAAGATAGATCTATTCACTACATTTGACGGTGGAGATATCACCGTGGGATCTAGTGAGAACATTGACTATGGCGATATAGTGGACAATGTAGAACCCGAAAGAGATGAGAATTTTTTCTTTGTAAATGATTGGGGATTGGTAACAGCACTTGCTGATGTACTCCCATTTGGCCCAATAGAAGTAGTAGATGGAAGAGATGAGTTCGGTAGATCTAGATCTCAATGGATTCCAGAGAACGCAAATACTGTACTGTTTGATATAAATGATGCAGCACTAACTAACCCTGTTAGACCTTGGGTTGGTTCTGGTACACTTCATGAATTTGGTAACGGTCTTGAAAGAGTCGTCATACCAGATCTCGGAGCGGCAGGGCCTGTCATCTTCATCCCATCTGGGACTGCAAACGAATCTATATCAAAAGCAAACTACGATGGTTCTGGTGTTATTGCCAA